ATCAAAGCCTATCTCCGGTATTGTCTTGCTGATAGACGCTATAAACGCAGCACATAAACGCAGCACATTTCAAACCACTTCCACGGCGGACGTTTTATCGTCTGACATCTACTTTACTGATGATACCTAATTATCGGTCCGAAAGTCGGATGGTTATCTTCTTTATCATTAAAAGAACGGTGTGAGATCGATACTCACAGGTGGTAATTGTCAAGCTGGACGCTATAAACGTAGTAACAAATAATCATTATCTTGTGTAAAAATCATATAAACACCTATTGTTTATATTATTTAACATACATACGCGATAAAATGGATACATCATTACAAAGTCGCCGTATCGAACAACTGAAAGAGGTTCAAGCGAAAGGATTAGAGCTTTTTATGCGGAAAAACGCGGATTATGGCGATGCGTTTGCGAAATATGGAGTCATCGGCGTCCTCATGCGTATCGAAGACAAACTTCAACGTTCAATCTCGATTACCAAAAGCGGTGTGAATTTAGTGAATGATGAAGGTATTCGTGATACACTAATCGATTTACACAATTACGCAGCGATGGCGTTGATGTTGATGGATGAATGAATGAATGAATGTTGAACGAAAATAACTTAAATATAAGTCTAGTTATTTATGTGGGGGTATATATATTCTATTACGCTCTTTTAGCTCAGTTTTGGTCAGAGCACGGGTCTTATGAGCCCGGGGTCACGGGTTCGAGCCCCGTAAGGAGCATTTTTTTTACTTTATTTTATAAATTAAAATACTAATATTATATATAATGCCGAAACAAACGTCCCGTCAAAGCCAATCCGGCGCCAGTCGTCGTCGTCCTCGTAAATCATCGGTAGCGCCACGCCGCCGCAAATCCGCATCTAATGCTGCTCGTCGTACTCGCCGCAGTCACCGCCGCCACCTTCAAAGTGGTGGATGAGGCCAGGCCCCCCCTGTTGCGAACTAAGTAATTAAATAGCATATGAATCATTATAGGTATTGTTGTGAAGACACATTTATAAACCGTACCAAAGGCGAAATGTGAATCTGATTTGATACATTATAAAGATTCAAACATTCCTTTTGAATATTTAGTATTACTATATTATAACAGCGTTATTATAACAACGTTATAATATAATTATGGTCAACACAACGGCACCGATGCCCGTTCGTAATAATAATAAAAACCCGAAAAAGGATATCACCGCTAAGCCGGTAAGCACAATAATACGTAAAAAACCCAAAGAAAATAAACCTAAAAAAGATAACGGAGGAGGACTTGATGAAAAAGGTAATCCATACCCGATCAAAAATCCCGAAGGCGGTGACCCCACATGTCCTGGTGGGTATAAAATCGATTATGACTTTGATCCATTTAATGATCCGATCAACCCGCCATTCCGATGTATATCTGCGCTGAAAGACCTGAATAATGGACCAACCAGAAATATCATGAAGAAATTAAATAATCCATCCGATAACGTTACAAATTTGATAGTGAATGCGCCAGCTGCTGGCGGTAGTAGCAGTAAGCGCCACCGTCGGCGACCATCACGACGGCGTGGTAACAGTAAACGGCGTAAATTCACACAACGACGTAAAAAATAATATATTATTATTAATTTGTCCCACTTTACATCTTCAAGGGTTTAAAACCCAATATCGTAATCATCATCCACTTTACCAAGCCGTACCTTCTTCACATTATCCACACACGATTGTATCGCCAATTTCGGAATACCGCACTTATCTGTATCCAAGCCAACAGATGAGTTCGCCTTGAACGCTTCGTCGATTTCTTCATTCGTGTCTGTATGACGATACTCTACTGCTTCCTGTTTCATCATCTCGTCGATATTCACGAGCACTTGAAATGCGCTTGTTCCATAATACCCTTCTTGACCGCACATCACATTCGCTGAAATACCGCGCATCGGATCCAATTCCGCATGACGTGCAGCTTTCAAGAACATTTCCGGTGTTTCTTCAAATGAAGCTTTCGCGATCGGACCAATATCGTCGCTGTTGATTCCGTGACGGAAGATCGAGATCATCGATGATGAGACAGTCATACGATCACACAATAGAGCCACGTGATGATAATTAATCGGTGAGTCATCAAATACTTCAACCAGCTCATTATAAATCGCTTGGCGAGCCGCTTCAATTCCAAATACGCGATACACTTCTTGAATATCGTTACTTACTGTTCGTGTTGCGTCAATATAATCGAGACCCAGCATATGAATAAGATTTGTCCCGGTAGTATCTAATACCCATGTATCTTTCTTTGTATAAACACCGTCCGACTTTATAAGGGTATTCTTGATTACACGAAGCATCACCTTCTTTATTCCTTTCACACCGCGAAGAACAATATTATTCAGAAGTTGATCTTGGAATGACTTAATCATATAGATATGATCGGATTGATCAAGCGGGTTTTGTTTGTTTGCCGCAGCACCGCCCGACTTCTTGGGTTGTGCGATATTTTCCATTCGAAGACGAAACACGAGATTAGCATCATTATAATCCGAAAATGCGCAGGATACTTCATATCCGTAACTATTCTTGATCGCAAAATGAATATCATCCATCGTAAGTTTCTTGTCCAACATCGCCTCGGGGTCAATCTTGATACGGATAATCCATTTGGATTTTGTCGTGGATGCCGCCGATCCAGATGACAACGCTGAGGCAGCAGCGCCACCACTACCTGGCACAACCGGCACACCCGACGTTGCCGCAACCTCCGAATCACGCACACACTCTTCAATCAACTTTTCAAACTCTTGATATTGTGTCATCACCGCGCGGTCCTGTTCAACAAGCGTATTCAAATCATCAGGATCAAAGCACACCTCGATACTTTCAACAACTTCCGCCAATTTGGTATGTTCGATCATCGGAATAAACTCTTGAACACGTTCAGGTGTTGATCCATCATCCTCCTTGAAATATACGGTAATCGACGGATTCTTCGGATTCTCTGAAAGTGTGAGTATTTCTTCAATACGCGGCACACCACGCGTGGCATTCGATTTGGACGCAACACCGGCAGAATGAAATGTGTTCAACGTAAGCTGTGTTGTAGGTTCGCCAATACTCTGCGCAGAGACCATGCCTACCATCTCACCAGGAGCAACAATCGACCGCTTATATTGAAGATTGATCACGCTGATAAGTATCGAAAGCGCATTTCGATTGAAACGCTTTACCAGCAAGAGTTCCTTAGGCGACAGATAGTAATAATACATTACCTTGAATAGAAGTGTAGGTGGAGCATAATACAAGTTCTCGAGTTGGCGATAACCTGCCGAAATCATATCCATCGCCTCCAAAGGCGTAATATCGACCATCGAATTCTGGTTGATTTGTTGTTGTGCTTGGACATTATTGATAATATGTGTAAATGAAACCGGCATCTGAACATTCTTATTGTCTGTCCTGTTGAAAACACGCTCGATGATGAGATCACGCATCTCAATCATATTGTCGATCGTTTCACGTATTTTCTTCATGGTCGCCGCCTTCTCCTTTTTCATCTTCGCATAAGTAGTCTTCGTGAATGCTGTTGCTGCGCTTTCTTGCGTATCGCTGGAATTATCAAGAGGCATATGGAAATGCGCGTAGATTTCGTCAAGACTCATGGCGACGAGCGGAAGTGACTGATTCTCGACCTTGATCGTATCGATACCATCATCGCCGTAGGCAAACTGAATAATACGCTGCTTGCCGTTGCGGACGGTCATATCGTATTCAACTTTCAAGTCTTCCATACCTTTGATGAGACGACGCTGAATATATCCAGTGGTGCTAGTATCGCGGACTTGAAGGCCGTTGGCTAGACCGAAGTTGAGTGTCTTAGGGATGGTCAAGTCATACATCTTCGGATGAAGAGCCGGATCAACCATCGTCATTTCTATGATTTCATCTAGGATTACGTCGTTGAGGGTGCTAACCTTGTCGTTTCCATTATCAACTTCATCATCTACCGATAAACCTAGTAATGATGCGATCATGTTTCCGCTTGAACCGCGAATGACAATTGATGCGAATGATGATTGATGAATTTCGGCGTGAATGTTCAGACGCGAAAACAGAAATGCGACGTCTTCTGTAAGTCTGATATTATTGCCGAAATTCAGTTCAAATCTTCTATGTCTCCTAACTATGCGTGGATCAATATATGCGGTAAGAAGACCTCTGATATAATCCTTTCCAGCGACATACGCTTCTTCTGGGATTTGGGTGTTAATGGCCGCACCAGCACATTTTCCACGCATAAATTCCGCTTCTGCGTTGTAATTGTTGTCACCAACCTCTCTGTAATCACACACATTCTTCGCAACTGGAACAAAGTCGCCTACCTTGATTTCCTCCGTATATTTCTCGCGAAACTGTTGAAGCTCTTCATTCCAAACAAGAAGCGATTTGTTTGCGGTAACTGTGACATAACGTCCTGCCTTTGTCTTGATTTTGAATAACTTCTCGCCAGGATCGTGACGTGTCACAGCCGTAATTGTCTCCCATGATACATTTCCATCATAATCCATCGTAACAATTTTAATCGGGTGTGACATCTCCAAGTATTCCATATTTTGCTCTGTCATATACTGAATCTTATTATCTCTACCGCTTGTTGTCTTATGGTCATCCAAGTGCGCGTCAATCCATTCACCGATCTTGACATATTTCGGAACTTCATTTTCGACAACGACAATCGGTGTTTCCCATGTAACTGACTTCACAGCTGTATCAATCAGACCAATTCGACCACCCATAGCATGAAAGAACAACTCCTCCGGCGACAATCCTGAAATAAATGAACTCTCGATGAACCCACGCGCCAAAGGACCGTCATCAAACTTGTTGAAATGCGGCAACGTTCTGCTATCGAATCCGTACGAAATACGTTTGCCTTCAATCGCCTGTTGGCCTAAGCACGAAATCATCTGCGATATATTCAGGTCACTTCCTTTGGATCCTGAAAGCACCAACCCCACAAAACGGTTGGCCGCATTCAAACTATTGATACCGATTTTACCCGCGTCGTTCGTGGCGCTATGTAAAATGTTCGAGACTTTCGCTTCAAATTCTGCTTCATTCGACTTACCAGTCTTGTTCTCGAATATGCCCAGATGGACCTGGTCAATCAAATTCTTCACTTCGGTCTTTTTTTTGGTGATAACATCCGCAATCTGTGTATTGGTCGCTTTATTCGCAATCAAGTCGCTAATACCAACACTATATGCGTGCGACTTCATGTATTCTGTGATGATATTTTGAAGACCATCGATGAAATCAGCCGCGGCCATATTGCCGAAATCGTTACATACGCGCTGAATCAACCCTACTCCACCGCCACCAAGGACACTCTTGTCGATTTGACCACGCATCATTCTACCATTCCTGATTTCAACAACATTATTCGAGGTCGCATAGTCTTCCTTCGGATTCTTTTCACCGAATGCCTTCTTTTTATATTTCAACGTAAGTGGCGGCAAAATCTGTGACAATACATCAAAGTTGCTGATATCTTCGCCACTCTTGAATGCGGTTTCATTCACGCGAGGGTACGCCGCAAGCAGGTTCATCGCCTCTCTCGGCGTAAATTTGATATTTTCCCGTGTGAATAAGTAAGACCCGATCAACGAGTCCTGGAAGACACCGATAATCGAGTTATTGTTGGCAGGACTGATGAGTTGGTAGGGAACTGCGGCCAAGTGGCGCAACTCGATCTCGGACTCGTCATCCTGCGGCATGTGAAGGTTCATTTCATCTCCCGATGAATATCCTCAAGGTTTCCCAAGAGGCCGGACTGTATCTTAAGCAAGCTCCAAATGGTTAGTTTGTCATAGCTCACCAACACCGGTTCAGTCTCTGAATGCCTTCCATAGTCTACCATACGACCGTAGGAAGTAACACTGCTGATTGCCCAATCCTTTACATTATTACCGTTGGGTTCGTCAATTAAACGAGTTCCTCGCAGATGTTTCCATCCGAAAGTGGTAGTAAAGGCTCTAAGGGGGTTCCAGCAACAAGGTGTTTTGCCAAAAGTTGTTTTTTTAAGTTATATATGAAATCAACAGCCATCTTTTTACTTTCTTCTAAAGTTAGATGGACCCCGCCAAAATCAGTTTTAATTTTATTAATATAGACATACCAACCATACTGAATATTATACCGATTCAAAGGCTTTATCATATCATCAACATTATCTTTGAATGAAGACAACTGAATATCCTTAAAACGAATATATTTTGTATCTTTGTAATAGTTGATCAACCCATCGGACACTCTTTTTCTACTTTCGTTTGAATGTGTAAAATCTGATTGTCCTCCAATTTTTAGGTTGTAACCATACGGAAATATACTATTGTTTAAAATTATGTGATATTTCTCTCTTTCGTTGGCATTTTCAAGATCACAATATTCTAAAATAACTATCGTAAAATCGTCCTTACCGTATTTACGAATAGCATTATTCAAATAATGTGATTGGTGTTTTTTGGTTGAAAATGCTTCTGATATATGAGTTTTAAACCGCCCAATATGACCGTATGGTCGATATTTGTTATGGTTCAATATATGAGATACTGCTTGACCTACATAAACCTTATCTGTGGTTCTGTTTTGTATCTTGTAAATCTCGCAATATCTTTTTGATGAATCACATAAAATTTCATTTGATAAATGTATATTTGGATGGTGGAATGTCATTATTAATATAATACATATAACTTTAACAACTTTTAACTAGGAGGTAGCACGCTTTTCACGCCTCCTGTTTTCGACAGAGATGTTTATCGAAGTCTGCATTATAAGGTTTCGTACAACCCACATTCATACGAAACGTATCGCCCTGATACATCACCCGCGCAATATGACACATCATACTCATCCTATGTAGTGTCGGCTGACGATTGAACAAAATCGCATCACCATCCATCATATGGCGATGAACGATGTCGCCGTTGTTCAGCATAATATTGGCGCGGTCAGCATAACGAAGCGAAATGGATTCGCCGGTCTTCCGCTCCAAAATCTTCGCACCAGGATACTCGTCCGGACCTGCGCGAACCAATCGAAGCAAGAATTTCTTATTCCTGTCATTCACAACAACCGGCTTCGTGATATTCTTCGCGATTTTCAACGGAACACCAAGTTCGCGAATCGACAAGTTTGGATCGGGTGTAATAACAGAACGCGCCGAAAAATCCACACGTTTTCCCATCAAATTTCCACGAACACGCCCGGTCTTCCCATTCAAACGTTCTTGAATCGACTTCAACGGGCGACCTGACCTCTGAGCAACTGGCGCACATCCGGGTATATTATTATTCACTTGTGTAGCGACATAATACTGGAGCATCATATGCCATCCGTCGATCACGTTCGCAGGAGCGTTCTCGTTGATCTTGTCTTGAAGTGTCGTATTTGCCTTGATAATATTCACGATGATGTGCGTAATGTCGTCTTCACTCCTCTGCGATCCATCCATCTTGACAGAGGGACGAACAGCAGGTGGTGGAATCGCAAGAACTTGACACACCATCCAATCCGGCCGCGAAAACACCGGACTAAAACCCATAAACTCTACATCTTCATCGCTGATTCTGCGAAAGATTTTAATGACGATCTCTGGCGTGAGTTTCATGGAAAGCGTTCCGTCTTTGTCTGCTTCTGCGGCGCTCCCGGCGATGCTCGCCGTAGTCGACTCTTCTAAAATTCCTTTCACGTTATCCCATTCCGCGTATATTTTGCCCAGACCAGCTTTCATCGTAATACGGGTAGGTTGAAGGCAACCGCAGCCGGTCTCAGTATCTTCACCACATCTCTTAATCTTGCTCGCTATACGAAACACCTGAGACCACCTTTCATCCGCGGGCAACGACAGAAACTGTTTGTTGGCACTTTTGCTGATTCGAAGCGCACTACATTTGATACAGACGCAACGCAAGATCTTCACAATCGTTCCTAGATATTGGTAGTAAAACACCGGGCGAGCCAGTTTGATATGTCCAAAGTAACCGGGGCATTTCATATAATCTAACCCATCTGTCGGGCAAATCACACCAGGGTCGATTGGTCCCATCCTCGGATCAAACAATCCACCAATCACAGGCTTGTTATTCACATATGTTTCACGGTTAGTAATTTCGGCGACAGATCCCTTCAATATCTCCTCTGGCGACATAATACTAAATTGAATGCCGATGATTTTCGAAACAGGAATATTTGTTGTTGATGACGCCATTGCTTTGAAACCGTTGGTGTTTGGTCTTCTTATATACCTACTATAATATTTAGATTGTTTTCAATTTTGTTGAATATTGATTTTTTGAATGATAAATATCTCGCCCAAAAAAATTGAAATGGTTTTCTGGATCCGTCATGAATGTCAGCGATCGAGCACAACAGCAAGAACGAATGTCACCTTTTACAATTAAGAAGAACAAGAACAAGAGTTTCCTCCGTATTATCGGCGGTGGAAAGCCGACATATAAGAAGCATCGTGATAATGACGACAATAAAGGAATTCCCGAATCCGACACAGGTTCAGGGTCTGATTCCGAAGGAGGAGAGTCGTCATCG